GACTTTGATTCAGATTTCTTTTTTGTGACAAATAATGAAGTAATGGTTAAAAGTGCTAAGGCTGCATATGAACAGTATCCTACTATTGTTAATAAACTCAAAGAAAGTGGCCTTACATATAAGAATACAATGAAAGAATACGCTCGTATGGATAATAAATTCGCCAAATCACGTATTGGTATTGGAGAATCAAGTAATCTCGCACAGCTTGCAATGACTTATTATTGGACTAACCCAAGTCGTGAATTATATGACAACTTTGTTATTCTTTCGGTACTAGCTCAGGTTATTATTGACGGATGTAAACGTGAATATGAAGTGGATGCTATAGAAGAAATAAAGCGTATTAAAAAACTTCCTTGTATGCAGCAGTTAGAGGAAGTTGAGGACGAATTTGGTAATAAGAAACAGGTGCGTCGAGATTTTCCAGAATTCATGAGATATACGCGTAAGATTCAATATACAAAGAACGGTAAAGAGGTGGAAAGAGAATTGGTTGATCAGCAGAAAGAAAAGTTATCTGGAAGAATTTCTTCCTATTATATATGTCCGATGAATAGTTTACAGATTGTTATGGATGATATCAAGCCGATACATTCTACTAATACTATTCCTACTGAAGATCTTGTAATAAAAGTAAAAGGCAAAGCAAACGCTAGGCAAATGGAAAAAATTTTAGGATATGCAAAAGAACTTGAGCTTTTAAGTAAAGATAATATGTCTGATGATGAAATTCTTGCATATACCGAGAGATTCGATCAGATTTTAGCGGAATTAAGAAAAATAAAAATAAAAAATCCAAAGACTATGAGCAGATTGATTGAAATTGCTCTTAATACAAGTAATAGGGGAAGAAAAAAGGATTATTCGCGCTATACAAGAAATCTTCTTAATTTATTATACAGAATGAATAGAGAGGCTTTCTTACAAAATTTCGCCAAAAATTGCAGAATATCTGAAAAAAAATCGGCATAAAACCCTTTAAAAATAACAAAAATCACAAATGCAAATTCATGTGGTATATGAGGGGAATAACTTTTCGCTTCGTTGCATCTTCAGGCACATATTTTGCGCAGGATATGTGTACATGTATGCAGACAGCTGTTTGAAGAAAAGCGAAACTCTCCGCGCTGTCTCCAATGCGTGTTTAAATATGGGATTCGAATTTTTTTGTGTAGTAGCCTGCCGTGGGCGTTAAATACACGGCTAAAAAAATCAAATATATTTGAACAAGGAGAAAGATCATGAGCAATTATAGAATGTCCAAAGGGACAACAGAACACTTTACATCACTTGAAGAAATGAGAACTGCATGGGGAATGAAGCCCGTAACAAAGAAAACTTCTGATAAGAAGAAATTAAAAGAACAGCAGGAAAGATTTCTTAGTAAGCATAAGTGTAAAGCATGTGGCACCCCAATGACATATATACATGGTAATGTTATGGCTTGTAAAAATCCTGAATGTAAAGGGATTGAAATCAAGCGCGAAGATAAAGACGGTAATGAAATGGTATCATATATCAATTCCTTCTGTACTTTAGACGATCTTGGAGCTGAAATTGCATCAAACATTTTCAGCGAATAATTGAAAATTAAATATTGATAATTCAAGGCAGTGTGCTGGTCAGTACACTGCTTTTGCTTTATATAACTATTATTTTTATGAGAAAAAGGAGAACTAACAATGAATAAAGTTGAATTAATTAAGGCCGTTGCAGAAGCAACAAATAATACACAGAAAGATATTAAAGTAATTATGGAAGCTGTGCAGGACGTAACATATGGTGCGCTGGTTGAAGGCGACGAGGTAAAACTGATGGATGGTGTTACTCTTTCTGTTGTACATAAAGATGCACGTATTGCACGTAACCCAAGAACAGGTGAATCTGTTGAGGTCGATGCAAAGAACGCAGTAAAATGCAAATTTGGTAAGGCAATTAAAGACGCTGTTAATGCGTAAATAAAAGATTGGGGCAGAATAAATTCTGTCCCAACTATTTATAATTATGGTAAATACTAAAAGGTATGGAAACATAGGTGAGGCGATGGCCATATCATTATTTGTCAAACACGGTATCCCTATAGCAATACCTTTTGGCGATAATGAAAAATACGATTTAATTGCAGAATTTAACGGAAAATTAAATAAAATTCAAGTGAAAACTTCTATTTCAAAAGCAGAAAATGGAACTGTTACTTTTGATGTTACATCATCTTCCTTGCATAGAAAAAATGGAAGTAAGGCTAAATATACTAAAAACGATATTGATTATTTCTTTTGTTATAACATTGAAACAAATAAATCCTTTTTAATAGAGGCGCCTGAAACTCCGGTGAATATGATTACTATAAGAATAGATCCACCTAAAAATAAGCAGGTAAAAAATATACGGTATGAAAAGGATTATTTATTTGAAAACGTAATTAAATCTTTTGATATTATTGGAATGTAGGATAGTTTGGCAATCCGCCTGGTTTGGGACCAGGACATCGCACGTTCAAATCGTGTCATTCCAACTGCGGGATAGAGGAGTGGATCCTTGCTAGGTTCATACCCTAGAGACGATGGTTCGAATCCATCTCCCGCTATTTGGTATATACAAATGTATATGCTAATCCTTTCTGTTTAATTAGTTACATTATGGAGGCTTGGCTCCGATAGTGCGCTGTGAGGCGTATAAAGGCAGATTTACACACTGTCGCTGCGGTATAAGCAATTATATTGCAGTCAATCTAAGCAAAACTGACATGCCAGAGACTCAAAAGGTCTCGTTTCGTATAGGTAAATGAAAAGATTAAATCCTATGCGGAAATAGTATCATGAAACAGGGAACGATAAGGTGGTCCAAGGGCGACTGCTGAGGAACACTTTCCGGCCGCAAACTGGATAGTTCATGCAAACTGTGAAGATATGATGGTGAATCAGGAGGTTATTCAATCTGAGCATTTATTAAGCAAAGGTGATAGCCATTTGTATAAGTGAATTGGTATGTGCCAAATTAGCTTGTATGGATATTTAGTAGGGATAATAACCGAACGATATGAAGGTGTGATGTATTCTTATCCTCAAAAGGGATCGGAGCGTCTGGTGTAGCACATCTTCAGTAGAGAAGACTTTTCAGATAATAATTACTTATACTTATTGAATTTTAAAAGGTTAAAAGATTTAATAGAAACTACAAAGTAGAATATTATATTATACAGCGAAAGTCTACACCTCTGCATAACGAAAGCAGCCTAATACCATAGTATATTTTATGCAATATGGTCATTGATGAGTCTCGCAAGACTCTGATATGTTTGTCCGATTCTGCACAGTGTTCTTAGCGGAACTTTGTGGCGCGGCAGCGTCAATGGAATGATGACAACAGAGTAGTTATGTGGTTAAAGAGAAGTGCCACTCTTAAACAAGGCGGTTGTTGAAGCTTACTATATGTGCGCGAAGCGGCGTATAGTGGACAAGAAAAGAAACCATAATGTTTCGAAAGAGCTTCTATATTTATGTGTAATCTCAGCATAAATAAAAAATATTGGAAAATAGTTTAACTGGCAAAACATGATCTCGCGAATCAAATGTAGGTTCAACTCCTGCTTTTCCAGCTTAAATATATGGGAAGTGCCAATACGAGGCTACTTATGATAGAAATGCGGCATTTTTTGAATAGGTCTGAAAGAACACGAGCCGCGGATAATTGTGTTTTAGTAAGTAATAAAAAAAAAAGAGGGGCAGCACCTCTGCTTCCCTGATAAGTCCGGTTAGTCTAGCGGTATAGGACACTGCCCTTTCAAGGCGGTAACATGGGTTCAAATCCCGTACCGGACATTTTTTGCTACTTTGGCGTAATTGGCAGGCGCAGCAGACTTAAGATCTGCTTCCAATAATGGAGTCTGGGTTCGAGTCCCAGAAGTAGTATTTGAAAGTATTATACTTTCTTTTGATTTGTTTGGTTACGCATTTTGTTTATGAGAAGGATTGTATAGTCCTTCTCTCCCCTCCTATTTTGGCTCTATAGTTAAGCGGTTTATAACACCTGCCTGTCACGCAGGAGTCCGGAGTTCAACTCTCCGTGGAGCCGTCCATTTGCAAAGTAAATTCACTAGGTGTGGAACTGACCTGCTAAGTCATGTGATCCGACAGGATTGAGTTTCGATTACTCTGCTTTGCGTTACAAGATATGTAGATTACAGCCCACATCCTGTGGGAATTCGTAGGTGAAAATCCTACCATGTAACTCTTGGTTATGTGATTGTAGCATATCATGAATATAAAGATAACCGGATTGATTCCGGTTGAAAGGCAGGATTACTCTCCTGCCTTTTACTTTTTATTGACTGGTACCCGGTCTGACAATCTGGAAAGACAGATATTTAAGGCAACGTGGCAGAATTGGCAAATGCTCCTGACTTGAAATCAGTGAATCCGAAAGGGTATGTGGGATCGAGACCTACCGTTGTCGTTTATTCATTTAATTGTGGTCAATTAGTTAAATTGATAAAGAGAATTATAAGGATATTCCTTGTCTCTGCCTCTAAAATACGAGGTGATATAAATGAAAAATATAAATGAATATAATCAAAATCCACATTATTGTAAACAATGTAATAAGCCTATTCTATGTACTGATTCTTCTAAACTATCACAGGTTAAGAAGAAGATATTTTGTAATTCTAGTTGTGCTGCTTCATACAACAATAAAAATATTGTTAGAAATCCTAAAGGAAATCCAGAAAATTTTAAACATATGGGGAAGAAGTGTTTGATTGATAACTTTACTGATAAAGAAATTATTGAATTGTATACAAGTTCCTCCAATTTACTTGAATTTTCGAAAAAGTTAGGATATAAAACAGAACTAACATCTTCTTATACATCTGTAATTAACAGACTTAGTTCGATTGGTATAGATATCAATTCATTACCAAAATTATCTCAGAACCCTAAAATTATATATAAGCCCAATAAAAGTAGCAGGACTTGTACGGGATGTGACACTCAAATATCTTATTACAACAAATCGGGTATGTGTCCAAAATGTTTGAAAGAAAAACAAGATAAAGAACAAATTGACAAATGGTTACAAACAGGAGATACCGGATATTCGATTTCTTCTACGATACGTGGGTGTATAAGAAAATATATATATGATGAGCAGAATGGAAAATGCGCAATTTGTAATATGGACGATATATGGAATGGTAAAAAAATTAATTTTATTTTAGATCATATTGATGGTAACGCAGCAAATAATGATAGATCCAATATGAGATTAATTTGTCCTAATTGCGACAGTCAATTAGATACATATAAATCAAAAAATAAAAATTCCGCTAGAAATTTTAGACATAATTACAATGAAAAATATTCCGCTAAAGCATCTTAGCGGGTTTTATCCTTATAGTTTAACTGGTAAAATATCTAACTTTATATTTAGAAGTTCAATGTTCGAATCATTGTTAGGATACTGTGACTATGGCAGACTTGGCAATGCAGCGGATTGTGGTTCCGCCTTATATGGGTTCAAATCCCATTAGTCACCTTTATTTGCGCCTTTCGTATAATTGGTAGTACAACCGGCTCCAACCCGGTTAGTCAGAGTTCGAGTCTTTGGGGGCGTGTTATCTGAAATGCGGAGGTAGCGCCTCTAGCCTCAGATTACGTTTTGACCATTTAGAAAGTGAAGTAAATGGCAGACTAAAGTACACAGTCTATATCTTAGAATGACAGGCGCAAATCTGTATTCTGGATGAATTATAAGATAAGTTCCAGATATCTAGTAGCGTGAAAATCTGGCGGGAGTTTGACTTAGGACGAAACGCAGTCAAGTTTTTGTGATTTAACCATAAATCATATGGGAAAGTTAAGTTTCCAATAAAATATATGGCCTCCATTTATGGCTATATATTTAATAAGAATAGCTGTTCACTTAACACAAGGGAGAGTAGCCTAGCGGCGAAGGCAAGGGACTGTAAATCCCCCACAAAGAAACATCGAAGGTTCGAGTCCTTCTTCTCCCATGAGGTTGACAAATTAAATCAAAATTCCATAAAACAAGTAGATAAGTTTTACCATGGAAAGTGCTTGCACTTTGATTGGGTTTATTAAAGGTTTTTGTCTCTGATTGCAACAGATAATGAGCCTTTGAGTCTACAAATAAATAAAAGTGAGGAAACTTAATTGGTTAATATCAGTCAAAAAGAAGCAGAATACTTACGTAATCATGGAAGAGCTTTTGATGTGCGTGTACGTAATAAGCACCATAAAAGTAAAGCAAAAAGCTATTTTCTTGTAGAGCATGTTCGTAGTGTCGAGATGTTAAACAGATACAGAGAATCAATCAATCAGACCGATTTTCTTACTGTAAAACCGAGAGATAAAGATTTTCGATTTTAAGCAGTAAAATAATTTGAAAGTTGGTGTTTGACATAGGCAGGAAGAAAAAAGAAGATGGCATTTACTTTATAGGTCAAAATGCTGACGATGTTACAGGTAGCTGCACTTATATAAAATATAATGGAAAAAAAATATTACTTGAATGCGGATTATTTCAAAACAATAATTATCTGGATTCATATAATATCAATTCTCAGAAATTTCCATTTAAACCTTCAGAGATCGACTATGTTTTTGTAGGACACACACATGTTGATCATATTGGTTTACTTCCAAGGTTAATAAAAGAAGGTTTTAATGGAAAAATTATAGCTTCACATGCAACTGCTCAATTAATGAAACCATTATTATATAATTGTGCTTTTATATTGTTGAGTGAAGCAAATGCTTTATCATTTAAATATAAACGTAACTACTCTCCTATTTACACAGAAGAGGATGTAGCTACGACTTTAAATTATATATATGAATATGATAATGTACATGAATTATATGTTCTTGATGAAATAGTTTCTTTTAAATGGTTTGAAAATAGCCATTGTCTCGGAGCTAGACAGCTTCAATTAATTCTTAAAGATCAAAATGGTGTATCAAATTCTATATTGTACACTTCTGATATTGGGTCCCTGAATACAAAAAATCATTACGTTCCAAATACTGAAATTCCAAATGTTTTTAATAAAGTATCCATTATGGAATGTACATATGGAGAACCAGGCAGAATTAATAAAAAGACAAGAAAATTTGATTTAGAACATTTAAAAGCAGCAGTTGATACGGTTACAGAACGTGGAGGAACAGTAATCATGCCATGTTTTAGTTTCAGCCGTACACAAGAAATTCTTACCAATTTATATAACATTTTTCATGATGATATAAATTTCAAATATGACATTGTAGTTGATTCAATATTATCATGTGATATTTGTGATCTATATACTACTCTTCTATCTGAAGACGATTTGAAATTATGGAATAGTGTATGCAATTGGGAGAATGTGAAGTTTATAAAAGAAAAAGAAGATTCCTTAGCATGTGTAAAAAATCATTCACCAAAAATTATATTAAGTAGTTCTGGATTCTGTACAAACGGCAGGATCCTTTCTTATTTACATGAATATTTGAATGATGAAAAAAGCATGGTGATTTTTAGTGGATATACGGGAGCAGACAACTCTTATTTATCCTATCGTATTAAAAATTATAAGGAAAATAAATTTATAAAAATAAGTGGCGATAAGATTGAAAATAAAGCTGACTGTATTTCTTTAGGTACATTTTCAAGTCATGCCAATAGAAATGAACTAATTGAATTTGGATCGAAGGTAAATACAGAAAAATTAGTTTTAGTTCACGGATCTGTTGTCGCGAAAAACAGTATAAAGGAAGACTTAAAAGAAGCCATATCTAAAGAAAACAAATCATTTAAAGTGATTGCTTCATCAAAAGATATGGTTATTTATTTATAGGAGAACAAGGAATATGGAATTTTTAGACATTTTAGAAGACGATAGTCTCTATCAGAGCACTATCAAGGAGCATTTAAAAGAAAGAAAAATTATTGTCAACGAAACTATTGATGACAATGTTATTGAAAATATATGTTTAATGATCATGAAATGGAATAAAGAGGATAAGGCACTTCCGGCATCATGTAGGAAACCAATTTATCTCTATCTCAATTCAGATGGTGGTGATGTTATTTCCGGGTACCAGGTATTAAGCTCTATTAAGACGTCTGTTACTCCAATTATTACAGTGGGATTTGCCAAATGTGCTTCTATGGCATGTTATATTCTGGCCGCAGGACATAAACGTTACTGCTTCCCAAATACAGTAGTTCTTTATCATGATGGACAGACTGGATATGTAAGTTCATCTAATAAAGGTAAAGACATTCAGAAATTTTATGATAAATTAGAGCAACATCTGAATGATTTTATGGTAGAACATACAAATATGACTGCAGAATATCTTGAGGAAATCAAGGATCGCGAATATTATATGTTCCCAGATGAAGCAAAAGAAAAAGGAATTGTAGATAAGATTATTGGTATTGATTGTGATTTATCAGATATTCTTTAATACTGAATATTAATTTAAACTTTCACAAATATCATTTTACTATTATACGTTCAATATGTCAAGGAGAATAAGGAGAAAATAACATGGAATTAAAAAAAACTGTTAAATATGATGGTAAACTCAAAGGTCTTCATATGGTAGACGAACAACTTGTAGATATGGATGGTGAAATCATTGATATTTTAGATATCTTTGAAAAGGCATATGGTGATAAACCTTTTGACATGTCTACTACTACTAAGACTGAGGAAATCATCAATCTTGATGAATTAGATTAAGGTATTTTATATGGATAATAACGAATTTCTAAAAGAACAGCTTGATCTTATTAAGAAAAAACAAATAGATACATCTATTGAGTGGCAAGATGTTGCAGATTTTCGTTCTAGTCATGGTAAAGAGCCAGAGCACCGCGATACAATTCGTAAAGGGTCTAAATTGCTTTTAGAATATATAGATGCAGGATGGGATTTATTCCCATCCTCTTCTATTCAATTAGGACGATTTTCTGATGAGATAGCTTTAAAAAAAGAACGTATTAAATTACAGACTGAAAAGCAAGAATTTAATAAATGGATTCGTGAGTATTCTAGGGATGAACTAATTGCCGAACATATTGTAAATGCTGTTAATCAATTACAGCCATTAAATGTACCAGGGTACATTCCTCCAGTACATATGAATAAAGAATATCTTCTTACAATTTCGGATGCTCATTTTGGAGTTGAGTTTGAGATTAAAGATTTATATGGAAATATTTTAAATGCATATAGTCCGGAAATATTCAAGAATCGTATGTGGGATTTATACAATAAAGTTATTGAGCAAATTCAAAAAGATCATATTCAAGTTTTAAATATTTTTGAACTAGGCGATGACTTAGATGGAATTCTTCGTGCAAATTCTCAGCTTATGCAGTTGAGATATGGAATTATTGACTCTGCCATATTATATGCTGATTTTTTATCTACATGGCTTAATGAATTAAGTAATCATGTTCGAATTAAATTTCAAATGGTAAAACGTTCGAATCACAATCAGCTGAGATTAGTAGGACAGCCTAAAAATGCTTTTCCAGATGAAGATATGAGTAAATCCATATTAGTTTTTATAAAAGAACGTTTGAAGGATAATCGTAATGTTGAAATTATAGAAAATCCAACCGGTCTTGTATATGCACAACTTGCAACATATACAATTCTTGGAGGACATTTTGAGACAAAAAATCTAGGTGATTCTTTGAAAGATTTTTCAAAAACATATCAAGTGCCTTTGGATTATATTATTTCAGGTCATTGGCATAGTTTGGCTACTGGAGATGTTGGGATTAATTCAGAATATATTTCTGTACGTTCGATTATTGGTGTAAATCCGTATAGCTATTCAATTAATAAGGTGTCAAATGCAGGAGCCTCTATGTTTGTATTTGAACAAGGAAATGGTCTTGTAGATGAACATCATTATAAATTGTAAAGGAAAATATTTATGGAAACAAATAATGAAGAACAGTTTGTCGAGTTCGACGAAATATTAAATTTTATACATGAGAATACTGGATTTGATAAAGAAGTTATTGAAAAAGTGCTTGATGCAGAAACGAGATTTTTAATTAAATCTGGTATTGCTACTGAACTTAAAGAATAGTATGAGTGGCGTTGCTGCTTATATTATACATTTCAGGAGAGCGTTCTTGCTCTCCTATTTTCTGGGCGTATGGCGCAACTGGCAGACGCGCCTGACTTAGGATCAGGTTTTTGTAGGTTCGAATCCTACTACGCCCATTTTTTTATTATGAGTACAAGGAGGAGTTGTTTATGGCAACAACTAAGAAAATTGAGCCGGTAAAAATGACTCCGACTCAGATGAAGAAAAAAATAGAGGCGCTCGAAGAAGAAATTCGAGTATATAAAGAAGATACCGCATGGTGTTATATGTGCGGAAAACCTAAAAAGAAAAATAGAGAAAATTTTTATAAAAATACGGATCCTTTAGTAAAGTCTGGATATGCAGCTATTTGTTCTGAATGCGCTAGAAAGATTGCATTAAGAACAGATGAAAATGGAGAAGAACATAAACCGACAAAAGAATCAATTATTCTTGCTCTGCAGTATCTGAATAAACCGTTTTTAGAAAATGTCTATAATAGTAGTGTTCAAGCAGCTGAAAGAAATGCTGGTATTCCAGGAGCAAAACAAAATGCATGGAGTACATATATAAGAACCATTGCAATGCAGCAATATTCTGGAAAACAATTCAAGGATTCTGATTTTTTTAAACAAAAAATTATATATGAAGATGAAAAGACTCCTGCAGATGTTATAAAAGGCAAGGAGTCCCAGGATAATTATGAAGGTTTTGAAAAGAATAAAGCTGATGTAATTAGGTTGATTGGATATGATCCATTTGAACAAGAAGCATTGTCTGATCAACCATTTCTATACTCTCAATTAATTGGGTTGCTTGATTCTAGTGAAGACGCAAATGACGATATGATGCGTACTGCTTCTGCTATTTCTATTGTAAGAGCATTTTTACAGCAATCAAAAATTGATAATGCTATTGCTACTTATATGTCTGACGTTCAAAAACTTAGAACAAATTCCGCTACAATAAAAACACTACAGGCGAGTAAAAAAGATCTTACTGCCATTATTAAGGATCTCGCTGCTGAAAGTTGTATTTCTTTAAAGAATAATAAAAATGCTAAAAAAGGTGAAAATACTTGGACTGGTAAAATACGTAAAATCAAAGAAATGAATTTGCGTGAAGGTGAAGTAAACGGATTCGATATCGGAACTTGTCGTGGTATGCGTCAGGTTATGGATATGAGTAATGCTTCTATATTGAAGCAGCTCCGACTGGATGAATCAGAATATTCTGATATGCTAGCAGAACAAAGAGAAATGATAACAAAGCTTCGTGATGATTTGGACAATTACAAAGAAATTTCTCGTATTTTATTACGTGAAAATATTGATCTTAAAGATTATATGGAAGAACATAATTTAATAGAGCCGGATAATTTAGTTGATTTGAATGAACTATTCTCCTGCTTCTCCTCTGATGAAGAGGAAGAAACGGAGGTGACTGGTGATGATGAATCCGGATCTGATTCAAGAGCTTCCGAAGCTTAATTATTGTGAACAGGGAAATAAGATTTTTGTAAAGCCTGGAGTTTACCCATTATCTTCACGCAAACTTGAAGGTTTTATGAAAATTGCAAATCTTCAGAAATATTATCAATGCAATCCTGTAAGATTTATAAATGATTTTTTTAATATAGAATTACTTGATGCACAAGCATGGGTAATTCAGAGAGCCTGGAACTGTCCGAATGTTTTGTTAGTGTGCACCCGTGGATTTGGTAAATCTACATTGATAGATATTATGATCATGGCAAAAGATATGCTATTTAATAACTATTGGACCTATATTGCTTCCGGTTCTGGATCGCAGGCTGAACAAACGTTCACAACACTTGAAAGGCTTGCGAATGATAATATAGATACTATGCTTGGTTCTACAGGTTATATTTTTAAGGCAGAAATTGAAATTAAAAATGCTGCTGGAGATGGCTTCAGTCACTCTTCTAATGGATTCTCATATTCCCTTTATAATGGCTCATTTACTCAAACACTTAACAGTAATGTAGATAAAAAAAGAGGTATGCGTGGTAGTGTTGTATTTGATGAATGTGGATTCCTTGATGAAGAAATGATGTCGGTATATGCAGCTTTTGCAATTGTAAATAAAAGCTTTAAGTCTGGTAAGGATCGTGATGGCAAATCAATCGATCGTAACCGTCTAAGATGTATTCCATCAAATATTCCGAACCAATTATTTTATATTTCTTCTGCTTCTTCTACAGATACAAAATTCTATAAGTTATATAGAGATTTTAGCAAAAGACAACTCATGGGAGATCCTGATTATTTTGTAGCTCATATTGATTGTGAAGTTGCATTTAAACCAACTATTCGTGGAGAAACAATGGAGCCTTTGTTAACACCCGGTACAGTAGCTGCAGAAATGCGTTCTAATCCAGAAAAAGCGCGTAGAGAGTATTATTGTGAATTTACTTCTGATGCAGGTGCCAATGCGATTATTCGTAGAGGTGTTATTGCGCGTAATGAAGTGATTCGTAAACCAGTGTTATATAACGATACTGGTAAAAGAAAAATTGTTATCGCATATGACCCGGCTCGAAGTCGAGATAATTCGGTAATTTTGGTTTGTGAAATTTACTCTGAAAAAAATCAAGATGGGGATCTTGAATATAAAATGAGACTTTTAAATTGTATAAATCTTATTGATATAAGCAATAAAAAGAAAAAGAAACCTATGCAAACACCAGCCCAGATTGAATATTTGAAACAAGTTATTCTCGATTATAACCAGGGTGGGGATGAAAACTACAGCAATATTCTCGGAGTTTATATTGATGCCGGTTCTGGTGGTGGTGGTGTTAATATTGCTGACTATTTAATGCCTGATTGGAAAGATAAATCCGGTAAAACTCATAGAGGACTGATTGACAAAGAATATTCAGAAGAATATGTTAAAAAATTCCCAAATGCAGTCAATAAGCTTCATTTAATGGAACCAACTAAATACAAATCAGAAATGTATGAAGCCATGATTGAGATGATAAATCAGGATAAAATTGAGTTTACGGCCACATACGATAACAAAGGATATCTTACAATATTTGATATTGATAAGGATAAATATGAAAAAACTAAAAAAGATCTAATTGCCAAATATAAAAAACAGAAAATGACAGATGAAGAAATTGATTACAATGTTCAAAAAGAATTAGATAAACTTCAAAATGTTAAGAGCCATATTGAAAAATTAAATTGGCAAGAAGAAGCTTCTCTCTCAAGTATCGATGCATTAAAAGAGGAACTTGTAAATATGATCCGTATTCCACGACAATCAGGAAAAGATTCATTTGAATTGTGTCCTGAAAAAGCTAACCGTCTTCATGACGATAGAGCTTACGTTACATGTATGTGTTCTTATGCTCTTCAAACTGAACGCCGGAAAAATATTACTGCAAAACGTAAACCTAAAGTTGACAAATCGTTAGTTCAAAAACTTACGATTAGAAAAGGCGTTGTACATTCTATGTTCGAAACTTAATATAATTATATGATATTTCAAAGGAGGTGCTGTTACTTGGCTAGACAACAAGGAAATATTTCTGCAAAAAAAGTTTCTACTGCAAAAAAAATTGATCCAGCACCTTCTCAGCTGAATAATACGGCTGAAATGCGTGATTGGTATCAAAAAAATAAAAAAAATATTGAAAATTATGCTGCTGCTATGGAAGGAGCAAAATCTCTTCGTGATATCACTAAGACAAGCACTAAAGCAGTGACAGCTTATAGTAAGGACAGTCTTCGTACTTACCTGCAAAATATTGGAAGTAATGAAAAGAATTTAAGAAATTTATCAAGATATCTTTATTATCGATGTCATGCTTATTATAGATTAATTGCATATAATGCAAACATGTTTTGTTTAGATGCAAGATCTGTTATTCCGGAATATGATATGGTTGCAGGCGTAGATACGAATGCCATGCTTAGTTCTTATCAGGACACATTAAATGTGTTGGATAAGTTAAATCTTCAGTATGAGTTTTTAAAAGCTTATACTATTTGTTTTCGAGAAGATGTTTTTTATGGATGCGCTTATTATGATGAAATAGGAATGTTTATTCTTCCGCTTGATCCAGATTATTGTAAAATTTCTGGTATATACAATACCGGTGATTTCGCGTTTGTAATGGATATGAGTTATTTTAGATCCAGACAGACTATGTTGGAATTATGGGGTGAACCCTTCCAGTCAATGTATCGTGCCTATGAAAGTGATACTACAAATGGAAAGTGGCAGCCTATGCCAGATGAATATGCTATTTGCTTAAAAGCCAGAGCTGAAGATTGGGAAACTGTAGTTCCACCATTCTCTGGTTTATTATCTGGAATTATCAATCTTATTGATTTAGACGATCTACAGGCTATTGCTGACGCTCAGGATATTTATAAAATGATCTGGTTAGAACTTGAAACGATAACTGGTAGTGAGGATCCAGACGATTGGAAAGTTAATCCGGATATTGTTATTGAGTATTTTAACAGGATGATTAATGAATGTCTCCCTGACTATACTTCTGCTGCTATTGTGCCAGGAAAATTAGATCAGATTTCGTTTAATAATGATAAAGCAACAGATACGAACAAAATAGCAAAAGCTACAGAAACATTTTTCAATTCTTCTGGTGGCGCTCAGATTCTTAATAGTGCAAGTATCAGTGGTCAAAAAGCTTTTGAAGCTGCTGTACAAGCTGATACAGAGTTAGCTATTTCTATGCTTTTATACGAGACTCAAGGATGGGTTAATCGCTTCCTTACATACTGGGTATCTAATCCAGCTAAAGTAAAATTTTTTGAAGTTTCTGCTTATACGAAAGGTGATTTAAAAAAAGAATTGTTAGAGGCGGCTCAAAACGGTCTACCAACAAAACTCGCTTATAACACATTAAATCAGTTTTCTGAAAAAGAAACTATGGCACTTATTCAACTTGAAGAACAAGTTCTTGGTTTATCTAAATTACTTGTTCCGTTGCAAACATCCTATACTCAAAGTGGAACCTCTGATACCGGAGGCGCACCTCAAAAAGACAGCTCTGACTTAACAGATGATGGTGCAGCATCAAGAGATAAAGCTGATAAAGCAAATGGATAAAATTTATACCGGTATTTAAGATGTTAATATCGCTAACTGAAAATAATTATCTGTTGAAATATCATGGAGAGCCTCGTGCTCTCCTATTTTAATGGAGTGATTATTATGTTTAATGAAAAAACACAGATGTATGACGGAATTATATATTGCTTTACTAATAAAATTAATAATAAAAAATATGTAGGACAAACACAACAAACATTAAAGCAACGTATTTCTAATCACTTAAGTAAAACAAATAAGAAATATTATTTTCAAAATGCTTTATTAAAATATGGTATTGATAATTTTAATATTGAAATTTTAGAGTCTATATCCGCTGATACAAAAAATAATTTGAAGTTAAGATTAAATAATAGAGAGAAATTTTATATATTGAAATACAAAACTACTGATCATAATTATGGATACAATCTTACTAAAGGTGGCGAATGCGTATCTATTAAAAATGGGCGAAAAATTTATCAATTCGATTTATTAACTGGTAAATTATTAAAAGAATATGATTCTATGGCCGAAGCAGCAAAAGCTGTAAATGGTTCTGAAGACACGAACAATATATACATATGCGCTTTGCATCAAACAAAACAAGCATATGGTTTTATGTGGGAATTTGAGCCAGAATGTCATAGAAAATATATCATTGATTCCATAGAACGCCCTGATCAAAGAAAAGTAGTTATTCAATATGATATATTTGGAAACATTATAAAAAAATGGAATTCTATAAAAGAAGCTTCTAAATATTGCAATGTTGATAGTACTACTATTGTTCAATGTTGCCAGGGAAAAGTATCTACAATTAAAAATCAAGTATGGAGATATGAATCCGATGATTTTAATAAATATCCTATTACATTTAGAGGAAAAATTATTGCTTGCTATGATGACAATAACAATTTAGTTCACATATTTAAAAATGCTCCTAGTGCTGCAAATTATTATAATTGTTCCGATTCGTGCATAAAGTCTGCATTACGCAATAGTAATAAAAAATCTGTAGGATATTTTTGGAGATATTATACAGATGATTTTGATATGAAAGACTTGATTTTTAAAACACCTGAAAATATGGGTTTAGGTGTTGCTGCATAAATCAAGCTAAATAAGAGGATAATAATTATGGATAATAAGAAATTTATAATTACAACAAACGATGAATCAGCTTCATTGCTTATTCAGACTGGTTTTCATCTTGTGAGCCAGAATGGTAAACAGTGGACTTTTTTAAATGACAACAAAATGCTGTTTAACAATTTAAGCGATGTTGTCTATTCAGATAAATTATTTATTTGATTACTCCTCTTCTATTTGAGGAGAATTACTCAAAGAAAGGAGGAAAATCTTGAAGAAATTCTTAACTATTGACGATTTGATTGAATTTTGTATGAAGAATAATTTTTCTAAATTCAGCAGCAAAGAATCTAATGCAGAAATTAGCGTCCAAATGCCAGCAGTCGCTACATTTGGAAAATCTGATGATAATAAGCATACAGAAGGATTATGTCCTTTTAACGCTACTGCATATCATGATCATGTCAACTTAAACAAATCTAATATCAACGAAGATACATTTCAGGAAAATACACAATCTATACCATATCGCCCTATTCTGGCAAATATCGTTGAAAATTCTGATGGTAATAAAGATTTTGGATCACATGATTTTACAGTGGAAACTGATGAAAATGGAGAAGAAAAAATCACTTATCAGGAACGTCCAGTTGGTGTAATCAAAAAAGATTATACAATTGAATATGATAAAGAAGCCGGAGTTAACAGAGCTGTAATTCAGGGATATCTCTGGGAAGGATATTGTCAGGACGCAATTGATATTATGCAGCGTAGACAACAGGTTGATTGTAGTGTTGAATTGAGTATTAGAGAATTATCATTTAATGCTAAGGATAAAGTGTTAAATCTGGATGATTATTATGTTAGTGGATTGACTTTACTAAATGAAAATGTTGGTCCAGGTATGGCTGGAAGTAATGTCCAACTTGCTGATTTTGAATCAAAAAATTCTGTATATTCTAATTTTGATGTAAATACTAAAATGCTTGAAATGTTAGAGAAGATTAATGCTACTCTCTCTAATTTCAATAAAGAAAATGCTGATGGAAAGGAGGACAATCAGGTGAACAAATTTGAAGAACTTTTAAAGAAATACGAAAAAACTGTAGATGATATTACTTTTACATATGAAGGTCTTTCAGATGAAGAACTGGAGGCTGCCTTTGCTAAGGCGTTTAATACTGATCCGGCAGGTGATCCTGCTCCTACAGAACCAGAAAAATTCGTAAAATCATTTGAACTTTCTCACAGCGATATTCGTTGTGCACTTTATAACTTATTAAATGCATATGAAGAAGCAGATAATGATTGGTATTTTATTAATTCTGTATATGATTCTCATTTTACATATGAGAATTGGGATGGAGATAAAATCTTTGGACAGGCATATAAAAAAGATGGCGACAATGTTTCATTTGATGGTGAAAGATATAATCTTCATCGTGAATTACTGACTGATTCTGAATATTCTGAACTTCAGAATATGAGATCAAATTATGCTGCAATTTCAGATAAACTTGCTTCTTATGAAAAGAAAGAGGCTGACGAAGCTAAAAATGCACTTTTTGAGTCAGATGATTATAAAGGAATTTATGAATCAGAAGAATTCAAGGGTTTAAAAGAAAATCATACAGAATTTTCAGTTGATGAATTAAAGTCTAAACTTGATACTATATTGCTGTCATATGCTAAGTCTGGCAAGTTAAATTTTGCTGTTGAAGATGGTGATATGCATGATAATAACGCCGGAAAAAAAACAGTAAGTAAAAAGACTTTTGGAAATCCATCACAGACTAAAAAGAAAAATAGATATGGATCTTTATTTGCATAATGCAAAATAACATATTTGTTTTATAAATCGGACCGTAAAGACGGTCTTATTTTTTTGCCAAAATTTATGAAAGGAGAACAACATGATTAAGTACAGTATCGAAAAGCATGCTGTGGCCTTCCCTTCTAAGCTTGTTGCACAGAATGGCGGAGAACACATTTATAACATTACACTGACCTCTGATACAGATAATGGAAATCTTGTAGCAAGAGGCGATTTTGAAGATCTTGACCGTTACACAGAAGCTGCTGTTACTACATTTGAAGGTAAAATTCAGAAACAGGCTGCTAATGGTAATTGGTATGTAGAGGTTGTTGATCCAGGAGATGCTCTGTTTGTTTACATGCAGGCATTTATTGCAGAGGATTGGACAAATACATGGAAGAAGGAGTCTAACTTCTATAACGCAAAAGGAGACGTTGTAAGAGGTTATGCTCTTCATAAAGGTGATGTATTTGAGGTATCTGTTGAGGGATTCGATGGACAGCCAGCTGAAAAAGCGACAGTTACTTGCGAAAACAAGAAATTAAAAATTGGTTAATTTAAGGGAAAGGAGGAAAAAATATAATGAGACGTAAAATGACTTTTGCTGATTTAAGTGCACATGTTCAGGAAGTATTTGCTAGCATGTGTAAAGATGGTGTTACACCAGAGGAAAATTATGAAGGCTTCAAAAAGCTTACATATGATCTGAATCATAATCCAAACGAAATGTTTGATGAAAATGGAAATAAAAAGACCAAACGAGACGCAGAAGATGCGGTTCGTAAATTTGTATATGCAATTATGGGACTAAACGAGAATTCTACAAAACGTGACAGAAATCGTGCTATGAAGAAACATGGTATTGAACTGTTCGAAGTTATGGAAGAAGAAATTGATATTAAAGTCGAAACAGGCTTTAAAGAATCAGAATTCTTCAATAACTATGTAGAGACAAGAAACCTTTCCCGCGGAGATCGCCAGGAATTCTGGACAGATGATAAAGTTGTTTTATCTACAACAAAAATTGCGGGCGATCATCATGACTTTACACTTCAGAGACTTGGTTCTGGAGAAAGTTATACTGTAACCACAAGTGTATACGGTATTGCTGTTGGTGCTGATATTGATCTGTATTTGGCAGGAAGACTTGATTGGTCTAAATTCACAGATCAGTGTGCTGCTGCTTTCGTTAGACAGATTCAGAATGATATTTATGCGGAAATGATGAACGCAGGAAAGAAACTTCCAGCTCAGTTCCAGGGCACAGGTGCTCTTTCAAATGCTACTAAGGACAAGCTGGATGAACTGCTTGAGGATGTATCTCTTGCAAATGATGGTGCTCAGGTAGTTATTATGGGCACAAGAACTGGATTACAGCAGTTCCAGAAACTGATGGATGTTGACTGGATCACAGACGATCAGAAGAAAGATGTTGCTACAATGGGACGTCTTGGATACTATGGTCCATATACATTAGTTGAAATCCCACAGAGATTTGCTTTAAATGATACAACTAAGAAATTAATGGATCCTAAGACTTTGTTTATTATGCCACAGGTTGAAGATAAGTTCATTAAATTCGTTGATGTTGGTGAAACAGAAATCTATGAAATCACTGATAAGGGTGATCGTATGGATGATACAATGAAATACGAAGTACAGAGATCAATGGGCGTAGGAACACAAATCGGACGTTATTTTGGCGTTTGGACTTTAGCCTAATTTTTTTTATTGTAAATTAATATTATAGTCGTGTGTCATATAGATGCACGACTATACGAATAAAAGGAGGAACTTTTCATGGCAACTACTGCAGTGAAAAAGACAAAGACTACTGAAACTGCTACTGAATCTGTTACAGCATCTGTTACGGAACCTGTTACATCTGAATCAGCAAAAACAGTAGAAGTAAAAAAAGAAAAGAAAACTTATGCCCCTACTGATGGGATTCCATGTAAATCTATTACTAATGGTGGACTTTATATGCCAGGGCTTAAGTCAAATATTTTATACACATGGATTGATGCCGGAGATGTAATTGAAGTTGAATATCAGGATCTGCAGGCAGCAATCAGATCAAATAATGGTTATGTTATGAATCCATTTTTTGTTATTGAAGATGAAGAACTTGTTGCACAGTTTCCACAGCTTAAGAAAATTTATAATACATTATATTCTGTAGGTGATCTTGAAGATGTAATTACAGAGCTTTCTCCTGGAGATATGAAGGCTACTATTCTTTCACTTCCGAAAGGGGCACAGGACTCTATTAAACATCTTGCTTCAAAAATGGTAAGTGACGGTAGACTTGATAGTGTAAGAAAAATTAAAGTGCTTGACGAAATCTTTGATACAGAAATGAGTATTATGACAGGACTATTTAATTAAAAATAAGGAGGTATATTATGCCTTCTCTAAATTACGAAGAAATATACTCAAAATTTCGATTAAAAGCAGAAGCTTATGATATTTTACAATATCGTGAAGATGATGTAAGTGCGGTTTTTATGCCGGAATATTTACATGCATCAATAAATAAACCTTATATTCGAAGACTTTTTTCTGAATTGAAACTTGGAGATACAGTTCAGGAATTGACATATATAATGAAATATTCTGTTGATGATGATTTTGATGCAGAATTTATAACTGATATCTTAGGTATAGGTATGGTAATTGAATGGATTACACCCAAAATTAACAGCCTGAATAATACTCAGCAGGTATTTGGATCTTCTGAGGAAAAATTTTATTCTCAGACTAATCATTTAAATGGTTTAAAAGATTTAAAAAAATCATTAATCAAGGAACAGAAGAACTTGATTAAAGATAGAGGTTATATATGGAATAGTTATCTGGATGGAAGTAATACATAATGGATACAATTTACGGACATTTTGATGATTTACAAATTGAAGAATATAAGGAAAAATTACACAAAGAAATGTTTTGGCTTCTTTTATATAAGGATCCAAAAACAAAAGATGAATTTAAAAATGTTGACTTTGAAAAATATTTTATCAATTTAATGAAGAAAATCGATGGTTTGAATACTCTTCTCTTCTATCCTGTAGAAATTGTAGCAATTATGAGTTTATTACAGGCGGCTCTCAATGAGACAAGAAGTGATGATTTTAATTATCGTTCTTACCGAAAATTGATACTAGATGCGCATTCGTTAGTAGACAAAATTAATTCTAGGAGTTGATTCTATGGTTACTGCAGAAATGTACAAAAATTATTTGTCATCATATGGCAGTAATCTAGCTCAGGTAAAGAAAAATCAGTCTGATGCAATTATGAATAATTCTTTTACTGCCGATGCACAATATAAAAGAGTTTATATTTTAACAAAAGATGGATGGAAATGGGAAGATGCTAAATATCAACGTCATGCCAAGCTTTCCATTCTTAAAGATGCAGTGGATTATTATTTACAATTTCGGCCTAAAGTACATTATCCAATAGGAAGTTATGTGTTTGTTCCTGATGATACTGACTTCGATATTAACATATCTGGGCACGAACTTGATAATCCGCTCTCACTTCCAGACGAAAGAATTACACAACTGTGGTTTATTGTCGGTAGAGATGATGCGAATGCTTTTGTTAGATATAATATATTAAAATGTAATTGGAAATTTCAATGGATTTACGATAACAAATTATATAAATGTTGGGGTTCAAATAGATCAGCTAATAGCTACACAAGCGGTCGTTGGGATGATCAATATACATCTTCGCTTGATAATCTGACAGCTGCATGGCTTCCAGATATTTATTATGCGTATGGTAATAATTTATATGATTTAGGACTTAGTGACGATCGTACTATTATGCACGAACAACGTTTTATGCTTACGAATAACATTCTTGACCCAAAAGTCTATCAGGTCACAAAAATAATAGATCTTAATCCTTCTGGAGTAATTAAACTTTCCATAAAACAAGATGAATTGAATAAAAAAGTTGATAATGTTCAACTTAGAATTTGCAATTATTATAAAGGTTCTGGTGATCAAAAAACAGAGATTATTCAGAAACCTCAAACAATGATTACAAGTTCACAAATTGAATGGATGTATCTAAATGACGATGGTGAAATCGAGCCATTATTGGACCGTTCAAAACAGTTTCTTTATATTGGAAAAAATTCATATTTTGAATATAAACTTCCTTATGCCGATCTTACTTCTGAATGGAATATTAGTCTTGTTGACAAAAATTCCGAATATACAGAAGAAGAAAAATCATATTATGAAGGATTAATAAAATTGACTGTAATGGATAATGTCACTATATCACTTAAGCCTGGAAAAGCTCATAGTTTAATAGGTAAAAGATTTAATTTATCAGCCACAGATAATAATGGAGACAATCATTCTTCTATTGAAGTGGAGGTGCAATTAGATGAATAGAGATATATCACATATTACACGAGATCTTGAAAATAAGAAAAATAATGACATTATTTATAAAAAAGATAAACTGTTAAAACTATTCAATGAGGATCCTGATCTTAATGAAATTTTAGGAAAAAAAGATAAACGCCCGTTGAATAAATATACAGATAAAAATAATCCCACAGCTCAAGAACTAAATGAGCGAAATTTAATCATTGAATATAATAAACGAGTTGATAAGAAGCAAATTCTTCCTATATTAAAACTGAATGGTATTAATAAAGAAGTATTAAATTTTATTATGTTTGATATAAATGATACTGATACATCATATTACAATAAGGCTATGAAAGTACAAACACTTATAGTTATGTGTTTAGTTCATGAAGATGATCTTGATACAGAATATGGGATTGTACGAACAGACTTATTGAGTTATATCGTAAAAGATCTTTTATGTTGGACGAATTCTTTGGGAAATCAACTTAAATGTATAGATGATTATGGAGATATTATTGACTCTAGGTATTATTGTAGAACGTTGAAATTTGAAATTGAATGTCCTAATAATTTATATGCAGGAATGAATAACAAATATGACAATTTCCAAAGAATCTGAAATTGATGCACTGAAATTATATTTTGGTGAACCATTTGTTATCGAAAATGATACATATAATGACATTATAATTAATCAACCTACAATAGGAGACATTATAAAAAGTGGTGAGAAAAAGATTTATTCTACTATAAATATTTTTATTGCCAATCCTACTATGTATCGCATGCAATTATGGGATCTTGGTATTGATTGGAATAAAATGTCTGACTTTTCTTTGTTTTGTATGCTTGTTCCAAGTATAGACTCAAAATCTACAAAGTTACTATTCGGTGACTTGAATTTCCAATTATTTCAATTGCAACAAACACAAACAGAAGACGGGGAACCGTTTTTTTATTTACTTAATGAAGAACAAAATGTTCAGATAGATGAAGCCGCATATCTACAGATGGCTTCGTATTTAAGAGCTATGTTCAACACTTACCCAAAAGTGGAAAAAGCCAGGGGAAAATCTACAAAAGAATGGATGATTGAAGAAGATCGCATGAGCTTCGAACAACACAAAAATGATGTTTACAAATCCACTCTTCTACCACTCATATCTACTTGTCTTAATCATCCCGGTTTCAAATATAAAAAAAATGAATTACGTGAAGTTGGCATTGTTGAATTTATGGACAGTGTTCAAAGATTACAAGTTTATGAATCTTCTACTGCTTTACTTAAGGGTATTTATAGCGGCTTTGTTGACGCTTCAAAGATTGATAAGAATGAACTTAATTTCATGAGAGAAATTTCTCTCAAAAATTAATTTCTATATACAAAAAATTTAAAGGAGGAAATCATAATGGGATTTACATTAGATGATATCGTAATCGACCGTGTTCAGTATGGATATGCTGAAGATCTTAGCGGAAATCCATTATATGCATTAACTCAGCTTCAGGATGCAACTATTAATATCAGTGCTGAGTCAACAGATGCAACAGATAATCAGGGTAACCTGATCAAACGTTTCTGGAAGGCCAAAACAGGTGAGTTTACTGCAAATAATGCAATGATTAACCTGAACGTTATTGGCGCTGCGTCTGGTGAAGGTAAAAGAACTGCTTCTTCTACTAATAAAATTAAAATGCCAAAAATTATTACTGTAAAAGCTGGTGCAAAAGCAACATTAACAGGAGTTGTTGATGGTACTGTAAAAGTAAATGCTTTCAGCGCAAATGGTTCCATGGGTACTGCATATGAGAAAGATACCGCTGCTGCAACAGATAAATACGCTCTTACAGAAGGGGGAGAATTTACACCACCTACAGCTGCAGGCGTAGATACTTACATCGTTATGTATGAAAGAGAAGTTGAATCTGGTGTTGCTATTACTAATAAGGCAGATAAGTTCCCGCAGACAGTAAAGCTTACTTTAAAGGCTCTTGCTGTTGATCCATGTCATTCTGACGTTCTTAAAGGAGTGTATATTGTACTTCCATCATTCCAGGTATCTCCTGAAATTGAAATCTCTCTGACAACTGACGGACAGCTTGCTTACTCTGGATCTCTTCAGGTAGATTACTGCTCTGCTGATAAAGCTCTTTATCACATTTATTGGGCTGATGAAGACGAAGAATAATCATTAGATAATATAATATTATTCTAATTACGGTCGGTATGTGTCATAGCATACCGGCTGTTTTACTATCCATATTCAAGGAGGAAAACATGGTTAAGAAAAATAACAAGAAATGCATTTTATGCGGAAAAACATATACATATTGTAGTCGCTGTGAAGAATTCGACCATCTTCCAAGATGGATGGAGATTTATTGCAGCGATAATTGCAGAACAATCTTTAATACATTAACAGAATATAATGCTGAAAACATTACAGCTAGAGAAGCTGCTGAAAGAATGAAAGATTGTGATATGTCTGATGTCAGTAAATTTCATGAAGTAAATCAGAAAATGATTGCAAAAATTCAGAAAGAAACTGCTGATATTAAATTACAGAAGATCTCAGAAAAAGATATTGTTGAGCCGGATTCTGTAGTTGACGAAGAAAACAGCGAGGAAATTGAAACTCGTAAACCAGTACGTACAAGAAAACGTAAATAGTATTTGAATAGTGATTTTTTAGGGGTATGTCTCACTATTCGAGACTACCCCTTTTTTCACTTTTAAGGAGTAAAAGGAATATGAGAATACAATCAAATTTGAAGCCGCGTGATTATACGGAGAAAGAAGTCTGCAGGATTATAAATCCGAAGCAGCGTGATTTATATATTAAACATAGAGTATTTCCGATAGATATGTATCCAAGTGTTACGGATGACGGAAAAGATATTATTGTTTACATCTTTTTAATTGAAGAAACCAAAGAGCTGTTTCAGCAATGGCTTAATCATACACTTGAATAAGGAGAACTCTACATGAAAGAAAAAATTTTAGATAAACAAGTTCTAAGATATGTTATTGCTACTACTGTTTCTGGCAAACCAACATATCTCAAAAAGAAATTGCAAAAAATTGAATACAGTTTTGTAACAGATATTGACAATGCTACTAAATGCTCATCTTATGCTATTGCAGAGGCTGTAAGAAAATACTACGAACATGATACTCATGATACTAATGCAGGATTGATTATTATTCCGGTTGTTATCAGTTATGAATTAGTAAAAGAGGTTTAAATATATGGATAAATCAATTATATTGACAATTGATGATTTTATATCAGTGAATCACTATTTGGCATATAGAGCCATTATGAAAAATGGTAAACCAATGGCTATGAGTTATAAAACTCAAGAAGCCAAAAAATTCCAAACAGAATTTACTGAATATGTGAAACGACAAGCAAAAGAACAAAATTGGGAAACAGACCCTAATCCTATGCAGCACTACTATGTAGATGCTGTTTTTTATTTTCCAAGAATTGATATGGACACAAATAATTATTGGAAAGTTGCATTTGATGCAATCACTGACTCAGGTGTTATTTGGGTAGATGATAATATGGCTTGCGAACGAGTTATAAAAGTATTATACGATGCTAAAAACCCACGTATTGAATACACCATTTATAAGACTAATTTTATTGGTATTTTTGATAATATTGATCAGATGAATGCCTTCGAATCAACTTGTAAAAATTGCAAAAGATACTGTCGAAATTGCTCTATTTTAAGAAAAGCAAAAGAAGGACGTATCCAAGAAGAAATTCAAAATAATGTCTGTTCTAAATATAAGGAATGATTTTTATGTGGACAGACAATGAAAAACAAATATTGATTGAAAATTATCCAATAATGACAACTTCGGAACTTATGATTTTATTAAATAAGTCAGAAGGACAAATTAGAGGGATGAAAGAACGGTTAGGGCTTAACCAAAAACTTAATGTTTTTACTAATGAAGAAAAAGAATTGATACGAAAATTTTACGAAGAAAATTCAGAACAACTAAATTTGGATGATTTTGCCAAAAAGCTAAATCGTCCTAAGACATCAATTTGCAGGTACGCTAACAAAGAGGGATTAACAAAATCATCAAGACCCATGACAGAATTAAAGAAGAAAACTCTTTCAGATAAATCCAAAGAATTTATTTTAACTGAAAAATATCAAAAAGAGATTTATCCGAATCAAGTAGCATTACTAACATATTATGCTCAAAATGAACATCCAAAAGGTATGTTAAATAAACACCATACTGATGATGTTAGACAGAAAATGTCAAAATCACATATTGAATTGGCAAGAAACATGACAACCGAAGAAAAGCATGATATTGCTATGAAAGCAGTTCAAACAAGATTACATAATGGTGGGTATAATACTACTTCTAATGCGTATTCCAGATGCAAAGGTGGCATTAGATCTGATTTAGATTGTTATTTTAGGAGTGCATGGGAAGCTAATGTTGCTAGAATCTTAAATTGTAAAAATATTAAATGGGAATACGAAATAAAAAGATTCTTTTTTGAAGAAATAGTAGATGGTGTAGCAAGTTACCAGCCAGATTTTTACTTGCCAGAATATGATAAATGGATTGAAGTAAAAGGCTGGATGGATCAAAAAAGTAAAGTTAGATTGAAATTGTTTCAAGAACAATTTCCAGATGAATATAACAAATTAATTTTAATTGATGAAAAATACTATAACCAATTAAGAGCTGATTACTCTTATATTGAAAATTGGGAAAAATAAGGAATAAAAGGAGATTCATTATGAGCGAAATAAATAAAGTTAATTCAGATACAATTGAAAGAAAAATTGATGTTCCAGAGTTTATCAGACGATATAATCTCTTGAAAACAGATGAACAGCGAGATGAATTTGTAAAAAGTACAGTTTGGAGAACTTATTGTCCCGTTTTAGAAAAGAAACTTGTTCTTCAGACCATACTCGAAAAGTCTATTACTACTGGAAAAAATGGGGTTCAGTATATTGATATGTTTTTATCTAAAATCAATATGACTACTACTATCCTTATTTTATATACAAAACTGAATATAGTAAAAACTGATGATAGTACTACAAATGCATTTCAAGATTATGATTTATTATTTGAAAATAATCTCATGAATAAAATTTGTGAAATTATCGGAGAAAGAGAATTGTCTGAACTTATGAGTATTAATAGTTTGCTTATGGGTAATTTCCATGAAGAAAATAAAAATATCGAAGCATATGTTGCGAAATATACAGAAGCATTTGCTACTACTGTTGGTATGTTTGCCAACGAAGGTATTTCTGAATTAATGAAATATGTAAAGGAAAATGGAATTAAACTTGATTTGAAATAAATTATAGGAAGGGGGCATTTGATATGACAATAGAGGAATTTGCTCGAAGGATAAAAAAATTAATGGCTGATATCCCACAGCCATTTTCAAATTATTTGGCTGAAGCTATAGCTCCAGAAGTTAAAGCCAAAGTTAAAGAAATATTTGATAAATGGGTTAACAATTATTATGCGAGTTATTCCCCAATATATTACAGCAGAACATATGGATTAAGAGATGCATATGTTTGTGAAGTATACGGAAATCTTCTTGTATTTGAATCAGATGCCTCTTTACTAAATGGATCTCATAGAGTAAGCAATGAATATATTTATGACCGTATGTTTTTTGAAGGATGGCATGGAGGCGCTGATAAAGGAGAAGGTCATCCGGCGCCAGGATCATTATATTGGAGATCTCCATTTAAAGAGTATACACATTGGGGAGCTATGGCTGCCTCATCTGCTGCTCCTGGACCTAAAATTCAGTCAGACGTAAAAAACTATTTTAAAAGTGGAGAATGGCATAAAAAAGTAGAGGCTGTAGGGATAGATCTACTTATAAATCGTTATGGATTATAATATAAAGGTTGGTGAACAATACATATGGCAAAAATAAGAGAAGAACTTGAAATAGTAAGTAGTGACGATCTTAATTCATTGCTTAATAGATTAAATAAATTAAAAGATGAAATTAAGGATACTAACAATACAACAGTTAAGCCTAAGACAGATTCGTCAGAAATTGATAAAGCTAATATAAAATTAGACAATTTAAGAAAAAATGCTCAAAGTGGAATTGATGCAAAAGTAAATGTTCAACTTGATGCTTCTGATTTAAAGAGGCTCAATAATCTCCCAACTGCAAAAGCAAAAGTGGATTTTCTAGTAAATAAAGGCACTATCAGCAAAAGCATTGGTAAAGATTTACAGGCCGCTATTGGGAAAGCTTATTCAGATGTCAGTAGAAAATTCAAAGATTTTCCAGGGCTAGATAAAGAGCCTAATATATCTCTTGATAATTTCATGAAAAGAGTTCCTGAATTATCAGCTCGTCAAAGAAGTGGCATAATTCAGACACTTACGGATAAGGGCATAATATCAGATAAAAATATTCCTGAATCATACGAAACTGTATATAGATTAAAAAGCTACTTAGAAAATGCTAAAAAAGCAGTATCTAAAACTATTCCGTCCGAGGCGTTTACTGCCCCGGATCTTTCTTTATCTGCAACAGAATATGGTAATGCAATTAATGAACAAGTGAAGCTCGTACAAAATGTACTTAATGCTTCTAAGTTTTTTGCTGATTTAAGTTCTAAAATGAATGTTAAAGCTGCTGCAAAAGTTTCACCTGAAGAAATGTATAAATTAATGGGCGTTGGTTCTGAAAAGGCTGATACAGGTAACTATGTTGCTTATCTGGCAGATCAGATTGCTAAGAAAGCAAATGTATATGATATTATCGATCAGGTTGTAACGGGCGCTCTGGATCCGACGCAGATCAGTCAAAAAGATATTGCAAATAGCATTTCAAAAATTACTAAAAAGAAAGAATCTACACCTAAGGCTTCTTTTACTGGTAAAACTAAAAAAAAAGTAAAACCTGTTATTGATGATTCTGATGACTCAGATCGACCAGAAGGAAATATTGAAAAATTATATGATGAATTAAAAGATGCATATAAAAATTTTGTAGAAGCAAGAAAAGCAAGAAAAACAAATAGTATTCATCCATCTGATTATGCTTTAAAAAGTGCAGTATTTAGAGAAGCGTATGCAAAAGTAGCACCACATTTATTTGATGATGAGAAAGAAAAATTTGTTGGTCCAAAACCTATGAGTCAAGAAGTAGCACAATTAGCTGCTGATTCTACAAGAAAAACAGTAGAACAGATTTATTCGATAAAGAAGCCGCTTAAAGATCTGGGTTATTTAGGGAATAATCCCGATGTGTCTAAGATATTCGATAGAATTTCCAACAGAATTATTAAAATTAATGCCGATAAACTCAATAACCGCGATAATGAAAATGGCGATACTGATGAAATTATAAAAAATATTGGAGTAATGAATAAATTAGCAAGTCAGCTTGAAGATATGATTCATGCTGACGGGCATGTGGATTTTGCTATTAAAAATCTTCCTACTATTACGAAACCAGCTACTACTGCTTCATCGTTACTTGATAATTCTGATATTAAAAAACAGACAGAAGAAACTGCAGATGCTATTACTAGAACAGCAGATCAAGTTATTGATGCAAAATCCAAAGAAGTTGATGCTGTTGTTGCTGCAAATGATAAAATTGCTGAGTCCGAGAAGAAAGTAACAAATCGAGTTACAGATGCTGCAAAAGAACAGAACGATACAATCAAAACTGTGTTTGGTTTGAAGAATGTTAATTCTAATTTAACAGAAGAACCTGTTACTCCTCCAGAATTAGATGGTTTAAAACAGCTTTCTCAAAGGGAATTTGGCGACGCTCAGAAATATATTAAGGTGTATGAAGATACCAACAGAACTATATACACCCTTACTCAGACATATAAAAAACAGTTCGATGCTAATGGTAATCTATTAGCTGAGGGATATGAAAATGCTATTGCATATTATGATAGTTATGAGAAACTTAAGGGAGAAGCTATTAAATTAAGTAAAAAGATTAACTCTAATTATGCGAAGCTTGATACGGAGAAATATAAATCCACTGATAAACAAAATCCTAATTATCTTAAAAAGTTACAAGATGATATCAAATCTGATCAACAAGACTTATCTGAATTACATAGAATTGCAAGATTAAATGCATCTCTTCCTGATAACGATTATATGTATCAGAACTTTACTCAAGCACTTCGAAAAGGATCTGCTGAATCTGCCAGATCACTATCTGCAACTCGTAAAACAAATCGTGATAATTTCAATGTAAAAAAAGATACACTAAATACGGATATTTCTAAACAGATTTCAGATATAGAATCTCTTGGACAGGCTGGTACTATTGCTGCTGGAAAACTTCAGGGTATACAAAAAAGTTTATCTACTATTACTACTCCTGCTGGGTTAGAGAACGTTCAAAAACAAATCACAGATATTAATAAGCAGTTTGATTCAAATAAAGCTCGTGAATCTGCTTTAAATTATGTGCATAATCTGGAACAGGGATTGACCGGGAAGCAGAATGTTGTTATTGGCACTAAAAATGCTTCTGATAATTTTGTTGATAGTATTAATAAAGTAAATGGCACATGGACTGGACCGTTAGCTAATTTAGATAAAACATTTAAATTTAATCGTAATAATACTGCGACAGAAATTGACGGATATATTGCTGATGCAAAAAAACTTGGAGACATAGGTAAAGCATCAGCGGAAGCGTTTTCTCATTTAAAAACAAATCTCGAAAGCTGTTATACAGAATCTGGATTAAAACAAATCCAAACACAAATGCGCGGAATTTCTAAAGAAATGTCTACTGCAAAAAAACAGGCTGATGAGGCTGCAAAAAATTCAGAAACTGCAAAAATAAATGATCAGTATACTCAGATTATGTCAGATATGTCTAATCTTGAGAAGAAAAATAAAGAACTTCGTACTGCTTTAAAAAGTGATAAAAATTCTGATTATATCAAAAATATTACTGCAGAACGTGATGCTTATAAAGAAGCAGTTAAAGGTGCCGACGAGTATATTGAAAAGCATAAAGAAGTTATTGGCGATAAGAATGTAAAAAAATATAATACAGCTAAAAGTCGTGCGAATCAAATTGAAACAGATATTGAAAATGATATCGCTGCTCAGACAAAAGCAATTGATAAAGAAGCATATACAAATAAGTATACTGCTGCTATTGCCGATGTGAAGGCTTTAGGTGAGGCTTATAAAGAGCTTAATAATATTCAAAAAGAGGCATTCTCTAAAAAATCCGGACAATCTGCCACTACTTTAGATGATTATAATCAGAAAATTGTCGAAGCTCAGAACAAAATAAAATCTTTAACTACTAAAGTACAAGATTTTCATAACAAAGTATGGAGTTCTGATGCTACTCAAGCGGATAAATTAAATCAGAAAGTATTTGATAATTATGAAAAGCAATTCGATAATATGTCAAATACTAAAAACAATTATAAGTCTGATTTAATGGAAGCGATGAAAACTGCATATCAATTAAAAAGATCTACAGAAGCAAAACTTTTAAAATCTGCTACGAATACCTCATTAGATGTTGGTCAGATATCAGAATTAAAAGGTAAAAATGGATATGCGACGCAATTATATGCTTCATTGCGAGATCAAGTCGTCGATCAGTTTGGTAAAGATTTCCAACAGCAAGCAATTTTGGGATTAAAAACAAATGCTAATAATCAGCGAAATGATATTTTGAATACAAATTTCAAAACTCTTTCAAATGATATAGATCAGTATGTTTCTAGTGTTACAAAAGCAGGACGTGCTTCTAAAGGATTTCAACAAAACTTTTCTGGACTTTCAACAGATCTTGTAAACTTACAAAATACTTTTTCAGATCCTTCTAAACTAAATTCACAAGGTGTTACAGATTATTTTGATCAAATGAGTAATATAGCTCAACGTTTTGGAAATTTAAAATACACTTATTCAAATGGACAAGGAAAAGCAGAACTTGACTTTACTCAGGCTCTAGGCGAAATAAATGGAGAAAAGGCTGTAGGGAAAAACAGTAATTATTTTAGATTAGCCGGAGAATATGTTCAAAGCTATAATAATATATGGGATAAATACAATAAAGACATTGAACAGTTTGCTGAAGGAAGCGAAGAAAGAAAGAAACTGACCACACAAGCGGAAAAAGATTCTGAAGATGTTGTAAAAAGTATGCAGAATCTTGCTAAGAATGCTTCTAAGTATAATCAGGTAACTGATAAAGGTACGGAGCTTGATTTCACATCAAATAGAACTCGTAATACGAAAGATGCTTCCGCATTTTTAAGTCAGTATGCTGCTTCTATTGGATTAACTTCAGAAATTTCTACGAAAATTAATGAAGCGACTGGACAGGTAACAAAAACATTTACTGATATTTCTGGTAATACAGTAACATTAACTGGAAATATTGATAAGCTTAATAATTCTTTACGAGTCACTCAATCACTAACGTCTAAAAATGGATCTGGAATGTCTTCATTTGGCAATACACTTAAAGGTATGGTATCAGGAAACTTTAAAGGTGCTATTGCAGATATTGCAAGTTATGTTTCTTATTTCCAGGTGACCATGAAAGCAATTCAGCAGGCCAAACAAGGCTTCAATGATTTCTTAAATTTCCAAAAAGACTTAACAAATATTAGTTACACAATGAATTTATCGCCGGATCAATTACAGAATCTTGGTACTTCTGCAATTGATATGGCAAAAGATTTATCAATGTCATTAGATAATACTATGGACATTTATAAAATCTATGCGAATATGAATACTACTGCTTCTGAAATTCAGCAAACAGCAAGACCAACTGCTATCTTAAGTAACTTAAGTGGTGTTGATGCCTCTACTGCTGCCGATCAGGTACAGGGTATTTTACAGCAGTTCCATATGTTAGAAGATGGATCTACTACTGCTGCTGATGCCTCTATGCATATTGTCGATGTTCTGGATAAAGTTTCCGGAAGTGTGGGAATTGATTACGCTAAAGGTATCAAAATTATTTCTGATGCTGTACAGGCTTCCGGTCAGGTTGCTTATGATGCAGGTATGTCATATGAACAGCTTGCAGCTATTACTGCTAAAGTATCAGAAAGAACTCGTGAAGATGGATCTTCAATTGGTAATGCTTTGAAGACAATTATCACAAGAACTACAAAAGTCGGTAAAATGCCACAATATGCCGACGAAGTTGACAATGCAACTTTATCTAATGCTTCTGCATCTCTGCATGCTATAGGTGTAGATGTTTATAATCCGGATGGATCTGATCGTGGTATCATTACTGTTATGTCTGAGCTTAAAGATAAGTGGGACGATTTAACTGATGCACAGCAAGCCAAGATCGCATTCGATGTAGCAGCCTAAATGTGGACTGTGTATGAAGAAATTCATACTGGAATGATTTTAATTGCAGGTAATGCCTTAATAGGATAATCCTATCTATATAGTATAAATATTATATAGAGCCTTGCACCACAATAATTGGGAAACTAAATTATGATGGTTTGAAAACGCAAGGATTGGCTGTTCATGCAGCGAAGCACCCTAACGTATCCCGTAGATCATACGGTACTTGAGTCGAGGGTGAACGTTCAACGACTAGATTCTCGTCGAGCTATAGACAAGAGAATAAAGGTGGAAATCCTGAATATCTATAGCAACAATCGTAGGGCGCAATCGCAAATGGCGTGGGTGAAAACCCCTTAAATCGAAAAGGACACCCTAAACCGTAAAGGTCGGTAGGTGAAGAAATAGTCTGGTCTTATATGAAAGTATAAGGATATTGTTAAAAAAAATAAATTATGAAAAAATTTGATAAAGAATATTCTACTCAATATACACCTGAGAAGGAGTATTTATGGAGTATTGGTATAAAGCCTTCATTTATAAAAACAATAAATGAAGTGACTACATATAAATACGAAAAAACGTCAATGTTATTTAAAGCACTGGCGATTTTTTATGCAAAAAATTGATAATAAATGGAGTGATAATATATGAAATGGACTTCTGAAAAAGAAGAATATTTAATAAATAATTGGCAACATCTATCTGATGACGAATTAGCCGAAAACATTGGCACCACAAAAGGTGCAATCATAACTAAAAGAAGACGATTAAATTTAATTCGAAAAGAAAAGATTTTACGTAATACTAAAAATTATTCATATAATGAAGTAAAAGACCAATTTTCTAAAAAGGGATATATCCTTATTGATAACAGGTATAAAAATTATACTACTAAAATGAAATATATCTGTAAAAAGCATTCTGAAAAAGGCATTCAAGAAATTAATTTGTGCGATTTATTACGTAATCGAGGGTGTTATTATTGTGGCAGAGAGCGCACCATGGAAGACAAAGTTTTTGATACAGAACATTGGAAAAATGAATGTCAAAAACATAATTTCATTTATATATCTCATTCGCATAAAAATGGTTATACATATATAAAGTATATTTGCAATAAACATAAGGATAAAGGAATTCAAGAAAAAGAAGGATATACACTTTCTAAATGTCCCGGATGCCCATATTGCAAAAAGACATTTTTTGAAAGTGCGATTGGTGATATATTAGATAAATGGCATATTAATTATGAAACACAAAAAAGATTTTCAGATTGTAAAGATAAAAACCCTCTCCCATTTGATTATTATATTGAAGATTTTAATATTGCAATTGAATATGATGGGGAGTTTCATTATAAACCAGTTATGCTAGGCAAAACTTTGACATATAAAACTGCATATGAAAATATGATAAATACTCAAAAAAGAGATAATATCAAAGACACATATTGCCAAGATCATAAGATTAATTTAATCCGTATTCCATTTTGGGATCAAATTTATATGGAAGATATTTTATTTGATAAATTGGTTGAATACGGAGCACTAATAGAAGAATAAAAGGAGAAAATTTTTAACAATATCATGTAGTGTTGCGAACTACATTAATACGACGACACGTCAGACAAGTAAGTTTAAGTCTATGCTTGATGCATTCACAGACTCCATGTCATTGGCAGAAGAAGCAACAACCGCAAATGGTAATGCTGAAGCTAACCAGGAAAAATACATGGAATCAACCGCTGGTAAACTACAAGCAATCAAAACACAGATGCAGGATTTCTGGGTTAATTTTTATAATTCAGGTAGTGTAAATGGTGTTCTTGAATTTGTACATAGTTTAACAGAAGGATTTACGTCACTTGAAAAAACACTTGGACCAATACCGGCATTACTTACTGCTGTATTTGCAGCAATGACAGTAAAAAATGCAACAATGGCAGGATTAAAATTCCTGAGTGGTGGAGGTCTTGCAACAGTCGTAGGTTGACCCAAAAATCTAAGGGTTACACGTTATTTTCCGATTTTTAACAATGAGCCTATCTACATAGAGATTCATATCAATATGTGGAGAATAGCGACTTAAAATAAATAGAGGATTAATACGTCGAATTCACTATTCTATACTGATCTCATAGTGAAGTGAGCGAAAGCTCGTGACAACGCACGTACCAACCTGATTTACGATTTAGTCATATGTGAAACGTTAGTAACAATTACGCAAGTAATGACGAGGGAAACATATTAATAATCAGGAGGAGTAGAGAGAGCACCCTTCCTCGGAGTATATTATATATACTTTTAATGAATGTTCCATGAGCGGCACTTCTCTTCTGTCGAATCGCTTTATGCGGAGGAGAGAAAAATAAACTTGACAAAAGAAAGACACCGCGGTGATCAAGCGCAGTGTCTGTAAGATAAGCTTTGAATTTTAAATTATTGAAATTTAACCTTTAAAACTTTAATTGTGTGGGTTTCACCCCACACTACCAGAGTTGTATTTCTACTTCTCCGGTGTCTCGCTTGCAAACTCGCAATTAATATCAATGCTCTGTTCTTTCAGGTTTATTGATGTCACGAGTTTTGTTGGATTGTGCTGGAACACCATCCATAAAGCTGCAAGTAATACTAAAACCGTAAAGAATCTTTTAATTGCTATCTTTGCAAGCTTAAATTGATGTTCTTCTTTCTTCATGTTCCACCTCCCTTCTGCCATATGGCTAAAGTAAATATAAGTGGATTTTGATTTCGGACAGAACATCCGATTTTGATATTTATGATTGTAGGTGTGTGCAAAGCCGAGGCACACTCTCGGCTATCCTACAATTAGTAAATATATCACTAGACTTTATTGTTGTAAAGTCAGAACGTAAGTTCATTCTTTTTCATATGTCATACATCCGATGATTAAATATCGCTTTGTTCTACCGTATTCTTCTGAATCAGTTTGTGCATAAAGTGTATAGAGATTTTCAAAAGGTTGTGGTGCAGGTTTCTTATAAAACGGAGATGAATATAATTTTTTTCCATACGGATCTAATTCTTTTCTAAAATTGTCAAGAAAATTCTGTTTTTTGATTTGTATTTCATAATCCGACCTATTCTTTAGGTCTGACATTGTAATAGAATATTCTGTTTGACAATATTTACCAGGAAAAATATCTTGAATGACAATAACTTCACATCCACATATGTCAAGAATTAAAAATGGTTTACAGGAACAATAAAATTCTGTGAATACCCATCGTGTACTTCCATATGAGTTCATTGATATACTATTTTCAGGAGTGACTGTTAATGATAAATTTGCAATATTTTTATGTAACGCTTTCGTATAAATATCTTTGACCGGTTTATACTTTGCATATTTGCTTTGTGAGACAGAAATTAATTCTTGAAAATCGTCTGGAAGATTTGAATTTATGTGTCCAATCATTCTTATACTAAGGCTTATATAATCAGGATCAGATATTGATAAACCATTATTATGTACCAGAATTTTCCTTAGAAGTTTTTTATCGACAATTCGATAATCTTCCCAGAGAGTATTTGATTCTTCTTTCAATTTTAGAACATCTGGAGTATTAATTTCATCCCAAAATGATTGCTTAATTTGTTTTTGAGATTCACCGATTTCTATAATCTTTTTTATTCTATCGATTTCTTCTTGGCTATAATTTCCAGTATACATATGCACTCCATTCTGAAAGTAGGTGTTTATATGATTAGCTTAACAAAAAATAATAACATTATTATTCCGTCTCAGATTCAGTTTGAAAACCAATTTGCCGTCTTGGGGCTTCTGGAATCTCCTTTGGCTGCGCGCTTAAGAGAAAATCCAACTGATTTATATGTTGTATCAGTTTCTGCGGTTTGCCGTAACTGTCCTCTCCGTAAAACACGATTAGGTTGTACCCAATGTAGCCGACTTTGTTGACAATTATATTAACTGTTTCTCCAAAATGAGCTACTGCAAGAACCATATCATCTTCGTCTGGTAACGATTCTTGATAAGAACATAATGCCTCATATAGTTTTTGAGCGATTACAGGAGCAGTATTTTCATTCTGAATATCAGCAGATAATTCTTGTTTCATATGAAGTCTACGTTCTTCTATATTTTCATAAAATCCATTTACAATATTATGCATATCCATAGTATTACCTCACCTTCCTGGCCACCATTTGTGACCGCACTTCTGGCAGAGATTTTTCTTTTGAGATGCACCAATCCAGCCAAAGAGTCCGTAACCTTGTTCTTCTGTTGTAACAGATGTAGAACCACAACGTGGACAACGGACGACATTGGAATTTGATTTGGGTTGAACATAACGTACTTGTTCAAAAGTAAACTTTTCAAAATTATGCGCCATACAATCAAGAATCATCTTTGCGGCAAATTCGTTTGTCAGTTTATATGTATTGGCCCATTCTCCCATTTTTTCATGAAACTCTGCATATTGCGCACTACTGATAGGTGGACGCGTTTTAGATGATCCATATTGTAATTGAAGAAATTGGGCGAAATATTGCTGATCTTCTGGTGATAAAGACAGAATATATTTTTTAATGTCAGTAACATCTTGTTCTGCGTAATTGATTATACATGTACTTTTTGAGACAATTTCCTGTAACGGATAACCACAGTGAATACAGGCCGGAGCCTTATCAGACACCTGGCCCCCGCATTCAGGACATTTAATAAGAGCCATAATATTACCTCCAATACATTTATAGTTTGATTATAACATTAAAGACAACTCATGTCATTAAGTAAAATCGGAAAAGTAAGTAATGCTGTCAAACTATTAAATACTGCTGCTACTAGCGGAGATATTGCAACAGGTATTTCTAGTTTATCCAATTCATTAAGAGCGGCAGGGAATATGTCGGCTGGAGTTAATTGGATTTCTAAATACGGGAAAGTTTTGGATTCTGGTATAGCATATCAAGCTCTTAAACAAGCATTTCCGGAAGAATCATTAACGGAAGATATGCTTGCTAAAATTGGGTATACTGCAAACGGAGCGGGTAAAGTTGGAAATGCTTCTAAATTTAGCTCTGTAGGATCTACATTTGCAGGTCTTGGTACATTTCTCAAATCAATTTGGCCTGTATTAGCTGTTGTTGGCGGAATTGCAGCAGGTACAGCTGCATGGAAATGGGCAGATGATAAATTTACTATTACAAAAGCTACAGCCAAAAAACACTCAGATGAGTCGGCACAAGCATATCAAAATGCAAAAACAGAGCTTAGTACAAAGCAGTCTCAGTATGATACTAATCAAGATCGTATTCATGAGCTTCGTGCTACACAGAATAGGACTTCTGATGAAAATGCTGAACTCTCTCAGCTAACGAAAGAAAATTCTCTACTTGGGACACAAGTTTCTGTACAGAAAAAACTTGTTGATGCCAAAGCCCAACAGCAGGCCATTGACGCAGATATGAATCTGAATAAAAAATATACAACAAGTCAAGCTGTTGCAAATGAATATAGTGACAGTGTTGTTGCTAAACAAGAAGATATCGTTGAAGAAACTACCAGAAAAGTCAATGAGTTAGCTGAATTACAGAAAAAACGTGATGCTGCATACCAAAAATTAGATCAAATGAGTGCTGATGATGAAGGATTTACCGAGCAGCAAAATATTGCGAACCAAATGGATGATCGTGTTTCTAAGAAACAGAGCGAAATTGCAGACGCAATGGATGAAATATCTGATGATTATAATAGACTATTTGATGAAGATACAGGTGCATTAATTAATCCTAAAACAAAAGATACTGCAAAATCTGTAGAAGATCTTTTTTCATTATATGGTCGTGTAACAGATTCAGCTCAGGAAGAAACAGATCGCATTAACAATATTTTCGCCAAAGCAAAATTTGATGGTGTTGAAGATCAATTAGTAAATGCTGGAAAATCTGGTGGTACCGATGCTGTTAAAGCCAAGATCTCAGAAATCGATGGATTACAAGAAGCTTTAGATAATGCTGGTATTAGTGCTGATACACTTGCATCTAACATTATGGCTATTGCTAGACCAGATGAGAAAAATCTTGAAGGTATAAAAGAAAATCTGAAAGATATTTTTGATATCAGCGCTGATTTAAACGAAGGAGATAATTTTGTTGGCCCATCAGGAAATCTTTATAATTTCTTTAAGGATAAAACTGATAAGCAAATAGAAGATTTCTGGAATTATTATAGCGATCAAGGATTAGATGGTTCTGATTGGAATTATATGGATCTTGCTTCCAATTTTAATAAATCACAAGAAAAAGCAAAAATTGAAGCTGAATCAAAAACCTTCTCTTCTCTCTTCAAGAACTCTGCTGAAGATACAGCAACAGATCTTGATACCATAACAGACAATTTCCAGACAGATATGTCAAATATCAAGTCTTCAATGGATTCTATCAAATCCGGTACATTCCAGAATTCAGATATTACTGATCTTATTCAGCAGTTCCCGGAACTTGCTACAGAGACTGATAATCTACAACAGGGATTACAGAATTTAGCATTTGATAAAGCAAGTGATGCTATCGGTAAAATCAGAGATTCTGTAAAAGATGTAACTGATCCGAAACAGCTTGCTGCCGCTGATAAATATATTCAGAGTATTATGGATACTATGGATCTGAGCGGATTTGATATGAGCAATGCTAAGTCTGCAATTCTTGGTAATTTAACAAAGAATTTAGCAGACAAACATATGGCCTCTGTTACAACACCAAATCTTGTAAATCAGTTAATGTCAGAATATGGAAATGATGAAATTGCAGTTCAAGCAATTATGAAATTGTCACTTGATCCATCAATGGCAAATGCTGATCTCGACACTTGGAAATCTAAAATTGAAGATACTAAAGTACAGATTCAGTTGGATACTTCAGCTAAAAATCTGGATAATCTCTCAAAAGAACTAACTCGTCTTCAAACTGATGCTTCCAATCAGCAGACAAGACTAAACAATAAATCTGCTTATAATATGAAAGCTACTGCTTCAGATTACACCAATTTAATTGAAAATGGTGACAAACAGATTGAGAATCTTAATAATCAGATTAAAGAATATCAGAATAATATCGATGCTTTGAAAAATAGCAAAGGCTTATCTCCTCTTTCTGATGAAGATAACGAACAAATTAAGCAGTGGCAAGATCAGATTCAAGCTTCTCAGATGTCTATTGAAAACATGAAGGCTTCTCAGGCCGATTGGACAAAAACAGCATTTAATCTTCCAGTAACTGATATGCAGAACACTGTTACCGCTCTTACATCAGCTATTAGCGAAATGCAGACAGAAACAGGTCTTACATCTGATACTATGGATAGTCTTAGAACACAATTCAGTGATCTAAAAGATGCTCATGTTGATAATGTATTCGATCGCACTGCAAAAGGTTTGAAAATCAACACAGAAAGAATGAAGGATTATCTGGAACAGCAGAATGAATTCATGAATTCTGATTTTGCCCAACGGATTCAGGATTATCAGGATCAATTATCAGCAGGTAACAAAGATTATACTCAGCAAGGATTAGAAAATCTTAAAAATCTGCAGGCACAGTATTTTGCTCAGTATCAGGAGGCTGCAAAACAGTTCTCTGATTTCCAAGCAATGGTTAATGCTGACAATCTTTCTACTGAAGGCAATGAATATACTACAGCTAAGAGTTATCTGGATAATGCAAAAGATTTGTATGATAAAGGCTTAGTCGGTACTCCTCAGTTTAAAGCAGCTGCAAAATATTTCTCTCAGAATGGTTTTGAAAATGCTGATAATTTCATTGAGAACTACAACAAACTCAAGAATTATTATACTGATGATGCTTCCGGTCCAAAGAGATTTTTAAGCGATCTTGAAGCTAAGGGAT